GGTAACACTAAGACTATATAAACCAGCACTTAACCCTGAGAAAGAAACTGAAGAACTATACGTGGTAACAGAATCACCATTACTTAATAAATAAAAATAAGGTCCTGTCCCACCTGACAAATAAATATCTAAAACACCATCAGAAGTAAAACAAGTTGGTTGTGTAACTTCATAACTAATCAACCCAATAAATGGTGCTGAACCAACTGCTGCAGTTTTTGACAATTCACAACCTGCCCCGTCAATTATTGTTAAAGTATACGTTCCTTGAGTTACACCTGTAACTAATGTGGTCGCACCAGTATATCCAATATTTTGAGACCAAATGTATGTATATGGAGGTGTACCAGTTATACCTGTTACATATATCTTACCGTCAACACCTGAACAAGCAGGGTTATTAACAACATAAAAATTAAAGTCTAAAGATTCCGTATTTGGATGTATAACAACTGATTCAGTCTCACAATTACAAAAACCATTTCCCGAAATAGATGCGTAATACATACCTTCACCTAAATTAAAGAAAGACGTTTGACTACCACTACCAACTATAGTTTCATATAAAAGATAATCTTTATATAAATTAATATTAACAGGTGTCGGATATAATTCAGTATCAAAAATATCCAAGTTAACATCAACAGTTAAATAACCATTACTTGGGGAGCAACTTGATTGATACCCTGTGGTAATATTAGCGGTAGTCGATGACAAAACTATAAAACTTACTGGTCCGTAAATTCTATTTACCGGAACAGTAGAAGATGTAAATGAAAAAGAATATGTGTCGGCGCTTAATCCACTATATGTAATACTATCACCCGTAAATGTTTGAGTAGGTAATTTATTGTCAGTCCAACTAATAATAGTTGGGGGAGTAGTGTAAAATTGTATGTTTACCGCTCCATTATTGTTATTTGAACAATCTCCTGTAAGTGTGATACTATAACTCATTATGGTCCTTGAATTGATACTTCTGTTAATATTAAGAAATCTGATATTTCCCAATCGCTAAATTCACATGATAATGTAACTATATTAATCAGATTATCATTTGAATCAAGAATTATTTGAATTCCCGCATCATTCAGTTGTCCTGAACTTGCAAAATATAATATGCCTTGGTTTATAATATTAGTCCATTGTGCCACAGTAGGTGTTAAATTAGGTGTATAATAATACGCAGAATCGTTATAAGTAAATGTATACGAGTTAGTCCCATTAAAATTACTTATTGTAAATTTAAATCCGTATAATGCTGATATTGTTGTATAACCATTTACAAATCCTTCTATAGCCGCCAATCCTTCAGAATTGTCATTAACCGCCGAATTTAAATCATTTGTTGTCGGTATTGGAAGTGGAAATGTCACACCATTACAATTATTAGTATTAATTGTCCCTGTAGACACAGGTCCAACAACTTCTTGTAAAACAATCTGACATCCTTTCTGCATTCGATAAATAAACTTCTGTCTATGGAAAATAGAATTTTCAAATTTTGTTCCTGTATTCCAAATTGTAGTCGCCGGTACAAATTGTTCTATTAAATTAATCCAAAATGAACCTAAACCATTAATATAATTAATCATATTTTGGTATGTAAAGTTGTTATTTTGAATTCCAACATCTTGATACATCGTTAAGTATTTCCAAAATAAAGATTGTAATGTAGGATAACCACTTGTTTTACCATCAGATGAATATTGTCGATTTCTAACATTAATCATATTCATCCAAAATGTTTTGTAAAACTCAAAGAAATCTTCAACTTGTGGTTGAGGGTTGATAAATGTCCAGTCAGTACCTCCTATTTGGGGATACGGTGAGGATAATCCTGTAAATGGTATCGGGTAATTTTTTGTATTAGATAGATACCAAACATCATAAGCCAATGCTTGTGCTGGGTTTAAAAATATATCAGTGTTTTTAACATTTAAAACATACCTATCATCACTAACAGTGTAATAAGCCTCAAATAAATCGTCAGTGTTTTTTCGTAAATCACTTGTTTGATTATACCAACTTTTCTTATTATCAATCACTTTTTTAATTGAGTATCCAAGTTCCATAGACGGAAAATTTCTAAATCTTTCTAAATATTTTTCACCGTAAGTAAAAGGTTCTAAACTTGTTTGAATATTAAGATTTTGTCCAGTAAAGACGTTTGTGTTTGCCGAGAAAGTTTGAGGACTTCTGTGTTGTGGGGTTGACTGTATCCAACCAGCACCTTTTTGAAAAAAGTAATCATTACTGTATGTTGGTTTAGTCGGGTATCCTTCACTATCAACAGGATAATCATTTCGAGTAGTTGTTACTTCCTCAATAACTTGTTGTGTTGAATACCCATTATAGGTATTACCTAAAAACCCGTACACATTTGTTATATCCAATGAAGGGAATTGTGTGACGTAAAGACCACCTGAAATATTTTGGTATAACTGGTTAAATCTAGTCATGTTTATTTTATTGTCTACCAAATAAACATTTTCGTTAAATTCTAATAACGCCTCAGGAGTACCTATAAATTTTAAAAGGAATTCTATTGCTTTTCTTGTTCCTTTAGATTTAAACAAATAGGCAGAATTTATTAATAAATTTCTATAATATTGGTAATTTAAATCTAACTTAGTTTGACTTGTTGAGTATGCCGGAAAAGCATTTTCAGTTGTACCGTAAACAGATTCTAAAAAGTTTGAATCCGCAATCGGTGATATATTTTTTTTCCACCCTAAAGTCTCCGCAAAATTTGTAAGAAGACCCGAAGGTATATCGTTTCCAATATTATAATTTACAGATGTCACATGTTGGATAGCATCAGCATATTTTTTTGTTTCATCAAAACTCCTTCCATATATTTTCAATACCTTATCAACTTTTTGGTCTGAAGTATCAAATTCTTTAAAAGCATTCGTAGTATAAAATCTTGATATTATATTTGTACGATAATTGTCATAATCTAAGGCAAACGATTGTAAATTTTCAATATAATTGGTGAATGCGTTAGTTCTTATATCTAAATTCCACGGACCTTCTAACGGAAATGTTAATTTTTTTGTTGAGTCATAGAATAATCCAGAATCAGATATTGATGGTACTGTAGCAACATAAGTATAGATAGGTGTAACCAATCTATTTAATAATATTTCTTCAATCTCTTCTAATTCTAAATTAAACACTTCATTAACAATTGTGTCATTAGGACGAATTAAAAAGAATTCACTATATGTTGATAGTCCTGAAAATGGATTACCCTGCACATAAAGAGTTAATGTACCAGCACTTATAGAAGTACTTGGGTTCATAAATGTAAGAGGATAATAATTTGAATTTAAAACTAAAACATAACTTAAAAATGTTTTAGACATATCTCGATATTTTGAAACACCAAATCCTAAACTTTCAATTGTTTGTGTTGAGGTAGTTGTATAATTAACAGAAAAAGGATTTCTTACTGTTTCTAATGGAATAATAAATTTTGTTTCATTCTCATTACCATTATATGTAATTCCAGTTGCTGTAGCCCCTGTTACAAAATTTGGTCGGTACTTTGATACATCAATAGATGCCGGAAAATAATTTATAATATTATTAATTGCTGCTTCAAACCTTTTTGATAGTGAGCCATAACCAACAAAATTACTTACATCCGTCTCATCAAAATTTGGGAATAATTTAAAATTATTATCAAATATAGATTTTGCTTGTTCCGTATTTTGAAAACCAAGAGTTTCTAAAGATATTGGTTCTGAGAAAACTCCAAGAGAAAAGTTTCTGTTAGTTTTTTCAACTACGGTAGTTGTAAATTTAAAATTACCTTGTGTTAACCCACCACCATCAGTTATTTGTAAACCGACAAGGTTGTCTGAAAATGTTCCTGAACCTGATGGTCTTTGTTGTGGATAAGTGTAATTAGCCATTAAGCAATGATATTATCAAAGATTTTAGTAGTATCAATATTATTTCCTCTATCTTGTCTAACCTCGTATAAAAGTTTATTAAATTGGTCTCTAATTTCGTATAAATTATATTGTTTATAAATGATGTTATCACTATCATAAATCGTATATATTCCATCCTCCATAGACTTAGTTTGATTACCATAAAGAGCAATCGCTAAACTTGACGTGTCATATTCAACAATCTCCACCTCAATTACTGTAGGGTCAAAAAATGTATTTGTTATAATGATATTTTGTCCTGGTGAACCAATAAATGGTGTAACATTTGGTTTGTTTGATGGTGATGAACTTGGTGATAAAGTACAGAACATTAAATTAGTTTCACTATCTGTATATCGATATCTTACCGCCTTATCACTAGTATTATTAGTGTTTGCTAAAATTGCTTCACAATAAAAAGATGAAGTAATTATTCTAAAAAAATTAGTAACTTTAGAACCGTCGTTATTAATATATTCAATTCTATAACCGACTAATCCTTGATTTACAAATTTGTTTAGGTACTCCGATGGAACATTATTTAAATCAATAATAATCCCTCTCACATTTGGTAATGCGGATAAAACACCACAATCAGTAATTGATGTTCTTATTTGTGAAGGTCGTAACATCAAAGTATAAATCCCTAAATTGTTAAACTCAGTTGATGGTAATGTGAGATTATATAATCCACCTAATACTTCAGTAGTATTACCACCAACACTTGAGTTACTAAAATAAGGGCGTAGTAATTCAAGTGAATTTAATTTTTTTAAAACAAAATCCTGAGTATTATCTCTTGATGGTGTATAATTTAATATTATTTCAACATCAGCAGGACTAACGTCCGCCAATCTTATAGTTCCGTAATTACCAGTAGCCAAGTTCTTATTACTTTATTAGTTTATTTTTATAAATAGTTAAATTTAAATTTCTTACCCCTGTTTTATAATGAAATAGTTATAACCATAACTTAACAAATCACTTAAGTTAGAAACTTCACCTAATCTTAAAAAGTTTTCAACACCTGAATTTTTACCACGTTCAACAAAAACAGAATTATATAACTGAGGTTGGTCTATAACATTCATTAACGCTTCATTTTTAGTAATAGCACTAACTGAGAACATATCTGAAGTCATACCTGAAGATGGTAAAACAAAAATTGTAGTCCCATCAGGGAAATCTTGGTAAGTCATCCCATTTATTGTATAAGCAGTATAACCATTACTAATAGATTCAACCATACCGTATTCTCTCTGAGGTAATGGTACTGTTTGTCCTACAACAAATTGACTTGGCCCATAGGTTGCCAAATCATTTAATCTTGATGTTGTAAATCCAGTAACAAAAAACGGTACTTCAGTATAAAAAGAACTTACTTGATACGCCAATTGATTATAAGCGTCACCTGTAAAAATAAAGTTATATGATGATGGGGTTGCACTCCAACTTCCATTAGTATTGGCAAATGTTACAGTTCCATATTGGTCTGTATTTTGAGGAATTGAGTATGGTACAACTATATTCTTTTTGACCTGTATTACACCCCATAAATTTGTCTGAGTTAATGTAATAGTATATTCCGTAGGTTGAGATAGGGGTCCTGAATAATTATGTGTAATCTCTTCAGGATAGAATGTTGTTGTTGTTTGAGTAGTACCATCACCCCAATCAACCTGATATGTTGAATTAAAGAGATAAACATTTTCATTATCTGATGTGTTAAGTATTTTATAGGTATATGGAGTTTCTAATGTCGAATAAAATAAAAAGTTAGCTGAAATATTTTCTTGTTTTATTTTACCATCAAACCCATCATAATAACCTATGTCTTGGTATTTTTGTTTTAATAAAATAGGGATTGTTAAACCTGTTAATAATGAAGAACCGTCAGGTCCACCTTTAAGAATATTTGTTAATCCACTATAAACACCAAATGTATAACCACTATATGTCTCATAAATGATATCATCTTGTAAAACCTCAGGAGATATTTTAACTTTAAAAAATTCCATTATATTGTCGGATTAATATACTCATACCATTCAATAACAGTCTCTTGTACTGTAGATTGGTTCATAAGTGTAATTTTATATGTACTATCATCATAATTAAAACTAACTCTCCTGTTAAAGTAATCAGTACCTAAACGATATGGTGTGGTTGATGTAGTTTGTTTCTTTGTAGTAAAAGAAGTAAATTGACCGTTTGACGAATCAAAAAACTTTGCTGTCATATACAGAGTGTCAATATTTAAAATTGTTGGGTCTTCAAACCAATAAATAAAAAATCCTTCTTGATTTTTATTGTAGTTTAAAGTAAAAGATGGTATATCAATTTCGAATGGTATAGTTTGATTTGGGAAAGTATATGTTGTTTTATTCGGTCTCTTATTAAGAATAATTGTTAAATAATTTTTCCTGATTTGAGTGTTTGTTGTGTCATAAAAATCTAATTTAAAAAAAGACTTATCATACTTTTTGACATTATTATAAATCTCTCTTTCAGTAAATCTACCTGAGTCACTGTAATTTAAAACCCAATCATTTTCAGTTGTTGATTTAAAATTAAAATTATATGTTAATGGTAAGGTTATATTATTATTAGGATTTTGAAACATTTCAAACCTTTTAACTTCATAATCATTCGGAAATCCTAAAACTTTATTTAGAATTTCTTCTTCGTACTTAATTAAAGTATCTTCTCTTTCTAAAAAGTCCCAATTCATACTAATCGGAACATTAATGTTCCGAGTAATATCCCTATTTGTTAATTTAATTTTATTCACAATCGTCGATTAATGGGTCATTAACTAATGTTGAATTTTCATTGATATTACTTCCTTCAGGTATCAATCTAAAAATAAAATCTTCAAACAAATAGTGTTTATTATTTAAAAATGGATTGTCAACACCTACACCATCAACATCAATGTATCCATATGTGTAAATATCTCTCCAAAAGAACTTTTGGTTATATGCCGAGTAATAACTATAACTAGGTAAATTATATACTAAAACATCCCTATTAACATTCTCAATATATGATGAAAACGTTCTCAGTTGAAATTTATAATGAGTATTATAGTAATACCCCAAAGAACTGTTTGGTTTCACATCAAAAACTTTAGGATTAAAAGTTATTTTATGATAATGAAAACTTAATACTCTTTCTTCTTGTGTCGTATCATTCCATTCACATAAATCCCCGTCAATTAAATCATCAACTTCTAATGGATTATTATAATAAAATGTTACAGGTGTTGACGACGGAAATCCTAATTGTGTTGTAATAATTGGACCCGGTCTATCAAAACTTGTTTGAGTTATATTTGTTTCACTATTTGGATTACCCCACCACGTATTTAATTCAGGCCCAAGATTAAACCCCCATCCTTTTTTTAATGGATTAAAAAATCCAAATCTTCCTCGATTAACAGATGTAACATATAATTCAGTTAAAGGTCTATTTAAATTATCTTTTAATCCATTTATTGAAAAATTGTTTTTAAATGATAAGTTATAATTTTGTGTTCCCTCTTTTAGTGATGTTCTAGCCTTTAAATTTGGAGTTAATGACTTTGACTCATATTTGGTAGTTCTTCTAAAAGCATTATTTTCAAATGCTGTTTTTGTAAGAACCGCATCTGTGTAATTTGTAATAATTTTATGTCTTCTCACATAATATTCCGATTTACTTTCAGTTGGGTTTTCTTTATTTGTAATTCTTTTTAAAGTTCCTTTTTGTCCATCAAAAAATATATCACATAAAAATCCGATGTTAAAAATCATAAAGACATTTTTTTCCGAGTTAGTATATCCATCACCTAATCTAAAGACATCAAAAATATTAACACCATTACAATTCAAAGAAAGTTCAACGCTTTCACCAAAACTTAATCCATGGTCCATAGCACATCTAAAAACAATTACAGGTTGTCCATTAAATATTTCATTTGAAATGACAAAAGGAATTCCCTGAGAAACGGTCCATGTAAATATTTCACCATCTTCAAATTTATATTCCATAGATTGATTAAAATATTTTTCAGATGGGTAACTTAAATGAAAAAACCAATTGTAATACGATTGTTCTTTGGTGTCAAATAAGATATGATACTGAGGAATTTGACCGACAAGTGGCTGTGTATATCCAACTACATTAGAATCTGTTCTTATAAAATCAAACTCATGATATTGTGGAAACCCACCCCACGCAATCTCATTACTTGGGTCTTGTTGGTCATTTTGTAAAAGACGATAGTATAAAGGATTAACATAATAAAGATTTCTGTTAATCGGGTCGTAAGGGCCAGTTTTAGGCCCTGTAAGTCCACTATATGAATTTTCAAATATAAATGTAAACTTACATGTCGGGACAAAAGTATCACACTCTTGTCTTTCTCTATCAAATAAATTTTCTAAATCAACAAGTAGATTTCTGTCATATTCAGTCATCTCCTTTAATGTTGAGTTTAATTCAACTGATATTTTAGAATCAACATCAGGAGCTCCCGCATATCTTGCAGAACCTTTTACTATAGTTATTTCGTTAGATTTATTCAATTATCAATTCTGTATTAACGTATTTTATTCTAAATTTATCAATAGCACTTCCTCCTTTTACCAAACCAAAATAAAAGTGTTGTGGTGCTCCAACAACAAAACTCGTACTATCACTAAATGTTTGTGGAAGAACGATTGTTGGGGTACCATTCGCAAAATTAATTAATGTCCCTCTAAAATAATTAGAGTTATTACCATCTGGCTGAAAGTAATTTGAAGCCGGATTAATTCTATCCAAGTTTTGATATCCAAAAGAGAAAAAACTAAATGGTGAATATAATGGTTTTGTTACCCAATTATTATTTTGATTACCAAAAATTGTGAATTGGTCAATTTCTGCATAGTTTTGGTCATCTAACTTCCATTGATAGAATGGGACCGTTTGAGTTTTTACAGGGATTTGACTAAAGTAATAATCAGGGTTTTGGTTAATGGACGCATTTGGATTCCATATTGTTCTTCTTGGTGTAATATAATCTCTATCTTGAGTATTACCAGTTAAAAAGATACCAAACAATGGTTTAGCCGCTGACCCACCAAAATAAACCGCTTGGAATCCTGAATCAACTGGTTGAGCGTAATTTGAAACAGTAAATTCACTAATACCAAATTCAGAGTTTATTGATAACATTTGAGAATAATCCCCATCAACATAAGCCGGAATAGCACTAAACGCTCCCCATCTTTTATTTGTGAAAAACATCGCCATAACAATTTCAGGTAATATCGAGATTAATAAATTCTCAATAAAGTTATTATTCACCAATCTACTTAAAATAAATAAATTGAATATTTCACTAATATCTTTATAAGATGTTGATGGTACTTTTGATACAATATAACCATCATATTCATCGGTATTAACTAATTCTTGTATAAAAGTATCTTTAGGACCTAAATCCATAATTGTTGTTGGGTTACCTAAATACCTTTCATTACCAACTTGTGTTTCATAAAATTGTTTAGAGGTTTTACCTATAAATATTTGACCATCCCAAGCTGAACTTCTATAATAAAAATTTGACGACGTTTCTTGTAAATAAATTAAACTTTTACAAAAAACACTGTAGGGTTGATTTTCAGAATCAAAAAATCTTTTATTTTCAAATGGATACGCAAATAATGTACCGTTTATCCAATTGTTAGAAAAACTATGTGAGAATACCCCTAAACAAGCTGCGTTTGAAATTTTATTTCTATTTGTCCATTCAGTAATTAATCCTAAATCAAATGGTAAACTTGTAAAACTTCTAGAAACTAAATTGTAACAACCTGTCCCATAATTAAAATATTTAACAGGATTGTCAGGGTCCATCATCTGTGGACAATCATCTTTAATAATAGGATTACCATTTTCGTCTGTCCCGTAACAAGTTAACATCACCGCTTTTTCACAATTGTTTACCGATTCCAAAACATTTGTAAATGGAACAAATGCATTTGCAGATTCATTATCAGAATTTGTCGGGTATTGAGTTATATTTTGTAATTCTTGTACCCCTCCAGTATCGGATAATCTATAGATAGCAAATGTTGAATTTTGATGTAACTGAAAACTGTTTGGCCCTGATATTTGTTCATTTGTCGATGTAGGCATTCTATTTGACCTAACAACAATTCTATTTTTATTACTGAAATTAACCGTTGGGTATGTTGTACCAGGCGATGTAATTGTTCGATATGAAGGCGAGAAATAAGCCATCTTTGGAGCCGTCCATAATTTAAGACCGTTAGAATTTCCTCCATTTGATTGACAAGGGCTATCATATAATGCTAAAGATAGTGAGTATTGATAAACTGAACCTCCTTCAACAACTTGCCCTATTCTATAATTTCCAGGAAAATCAAGTTGGGAGTTAGAATTAGGATATTGATTGTATAAATTCCAAGTGTCGACAGATTGTTGAGGGAAAGAACTACCGCTATCATCGTCACAATCATTATTATTACTACCAGATGTTCCTTGACCACATTCTTGTATATTACTAAAAAAACCTGTAAAAATGTTTAAATTAGATACTCTTTCAAGTCCATTGATAAAACTAGTTTGTGATTGTTGGTAAGCAACATATCCATCAACTGATGAGTCAGAATACTCTGGAGGTACTTGGTTTCCAAAATTTTTCGCATCATATGATGAATAATAAAGATGTAAATCACTTGTAAAAGGTATAAACGTAGTTGAATAGTAATCAAACATATAACTTGGATAGAATATTCTACTACCAAATTCGTCCACACTATTATTGGTTTGAAGTTGGTTGTGTCTACACTGAACTTGTTGTAGTTCTGAGCTGAGGTTGTTTGGTTGATATGGTATATTTAACTTAAAATAACCTTCTACATAAACATCGGATTCACTAACTCCTACCGGTATGTTTGATTCACTAATTTGATTATATAATAAACTACCTAACCAAATTTTTTGTTTTACTCTTGGTGAATGAACATCAACACCTCTCATTAAAATCGCATACTTATATCCATTTGGAGTTACTAAGTTATTTCCCAATGATGGAAATCCAAATCCACTTCCGTAATAATTAGCTCTTTGCCAAAAACAACTAACTGTTCCTCCTTCTGAACTTTCTTGATGTCTAAAATATTGATTTTGATTTAAAACACTATCGATAGATGAACTTGATAAGTCGTTTAAATTCCCAACTTTTAAAACTTGGAAATATTCGATGTCGGCAGCAAATGATGTAACAGCATTATTTTCAGTAATCGCCGATACATTGTAAGTAGTTTGTTCCGCAATACCCCCACCCTCAGTTCCATTAATTGGTCCATTTGGATTTTGATACCCATTCCCTAAATTTATAAAATTATAAGTTCTCAACCAATTAACTGTTATTTGAGCACCAAAACCACCAAGTGTATTTGGGGGTGGTTGGACAAGAGGGGGCTCGATTCTACCTAAAGAAGCAGGATAATCTTCGTTTTTTTTATAATTTGGGTCATTAGAAAGTGACGGATTCTGAAATGATAAAATTTCACCAACAGTTAAATCAATCCCTGGGTCTAACGCAATAATCAAAGCATTATCCCAATGGAATTTAGGCGAACCCACAACAATTTGTTGTAGAACTGTTTGAGTTGTAGCGTCCCAGTATGGAAAAGACTGTATCGGAGTATTAAGCTCCGGTTCAATATATACTTTAATACCCAATGGGTCATTTGCAGTACCTACTTTAAAGTATCTACCAGGAAATGATAACATATTTAACCTTTCAGAAAAAGGTAATGATTGTGAATAATAATCTAATACTATTGTTCTTGCAACGGCATCTGGGTCGGTGACAATGTTATACGAATCTGTTACTTTTGGTATTCTTTTTTCAACTCCAGATAATCCAGCGTTTCCAGCAATAAGGTTAGGTATATACGTAAAATCATTTGGATTGTTTGTATAAGTCTGAAACCCTGTGGTATCCATTAAAATTGACACCTGTTCTTCCTGTGTTTGAGTAAATTCAGTAATTAAATTAGTGTCCGCCGTGACATCACCAGGATTACAATTACATCTTTCACAACCATCTTCGGTATAAAGTAAAAGAGGTAATGTTATATTTCTAAACGGATTATCAAAAAGTAAACTTCTAAAATCAGATGGAGGAGGACAATTTATAGACGCCGCACCAAAAATATCTTGTAATCCTCTTATAATATTACAAATAATGAAAATTATTAACTGAACAACTATTAAAACTGTGGCAATTACCAATGCAATTATTAACCATAAAAAACTTACAACATGTAAAATAACAGTAGTTACTAAAAGAATCCATTTAAAAACATCCAATAAAAAACTATTAAAAATATATGCAAAATTAATCCTTACAAATACATCATTGATTGGGAATTTATTTGTACCACCACAACTTGGGTCTTGGATATTTTTAATCTGAACCGTTTTACTCGGTCTTAATCCTGTAGAATATCTATCAATAAGTTGGCTAATAGTATAAACCTTATTGAAATGTAATTCCATAAAAGTATCCTCACAGTTAATCGCCTCTTGGTAGTTCGCGTAATCATTCCAACTTAAACTGAAAGCGTAAGACGCATCCAATAAAAATCTTTTATATATAACCGCATAAAAAATAAAAGTTGAACTTGTTTCAGTATCAGGTGTTTCCCAAGATAAAATCAAATTAGGTAATCCACCAATAAAGTTGTTAGAAAAATTACGACTTAAATACGGGGTTCCGTCAGGATAAGTTATTTGTAAATTTTCAACATTTATAGTTTCTTGTAAAATAAAAACATATTGAGTCGCAACATTTTCATTTATTAAATTGTAAATATTTGCTTCAGTAGTTCCAGCCGCTATTTCAACCGTAACTGTGTCATAAACAAAATCTTCTAATCCTGGGTCATTTGGATTTGACGGATTATAAGTCCATCCGTATTCTTTGACATTTGGAATTAAAAAATATGCTCGTTTAGTAGATTCCGAAATTTGTGGTGGTTGTTCCCATTTAACTTTAAACCTATATTTTGATTTTGTTGGGATACCAATATTTGGATTATCGCTAATTCTTCGATTACCTTCCTCGTCAGTATATACATAATCTAAATTCATTGGTACTTCAGTTACCCAAGTACCGTCTTCATCTATAATTTTACCATCATTCTCTAACGCAAATTGTTCTATAATTGGAAGACCAAAATTGTCCAAACGAATGGTTTGTCTTAAAGCCAATATTTGTCCAGGCCCTGAAGTTAAATCACACATTTCACCAAGTGACCTTTTAACATTACAAATGTCATTAATTGTATTAGTAACTTTAGTACCGTCATCCGCAGAAAAAATAGAACCTATAAACACCGCAGTAGGTGAGATTGTTACATTTTTTTCAGAAGTTAAATCAAAGTCAACCTGTTGAATTGCGTAATCACATATTTCAGGTTCACCATAAAGTGGTGATACTTGTATTGTTTTTGAAATACTAATAATTTGAGGTAACTCATTATAATTTTCAGAAAATTTAAATCTTGTACCATCAACTTGTGATTCAGTAGCAAGACCCATTCTTATAAGGTCTTGTGGTGTCATTGAAAACTCTCCAATGTCAGAGAGGTCAACTTGCATAAACAACGTCTGTTGACCTGTCGGTACTCCAAGTATCATAAAGTCACCAGAGTCGTTTGTACTTACTGTAAAACGATAATACTTGTCATAAACCTCAATTACTGTCTTGTTAATAAGAGCATCTATTCTATCAGGAAAAGTACCAACAGGAACGTGTCCACTATGAGATTGAGTATAAGGTAATAAATTATACCTATAACCATCTTCATTTACATCATTAATACTTTGGTAAGGATATAAAACTGAAATTTCTTCATTTCTAATATCTAACTCTTCAACAGGTATAAAAATGGATAGTTTAGCATTCGGTAAACCAAAACCATTATTACTAAAAACTCTACCACAAACAACACCATAATCCGCACAAGCACGAGTGTATAAATTATTAGGCGAAATTGTTAAAGACAATAACTCTAAAGTGTCGTAATTTTGTTCTAACTTAACCTGAATGGTCTTGTTTACCCCTAACTCTGTTCTAATTCTATATGATGATGACATGTGTGTTTTTAAATAAATATTTTAAGCACACTTTTATAAAAATAAAGGATGTTAGCTAAAGTTAACTGCCGATAAGTTCTTTACTATGATTCTAATATCTTTATTAGGATATCTAACATCATAAATTTGTGTTGGTTCCGCGAATATTGTATCGTCAATAAGTCCAATTTGTTTTGTGTCACTATTTGAATAAGCTTGAGAAGTTTGAGATGATGAATATTGTCCACCTACTTTATTATAAACCTTTATATCGGTAACTGTTATAACACCTACTTCTTCTTGTACTAATCTTCTTATTTCTGATACATAAACATTTGAACCCATTTCTCTTGTTGATGGGCTCATATAGTTTTGAACTTTTTCAACCAAGTTTGTAATTACAGTTCCCTGATTTTGACTAGCATCTAATACAACTGAAACATCAAATGCCAAATCAATTACATTTGCAGAATTAACAAAAATATAATCATTAATCATCCTGTAATTAGATAAGTAATTCGATATATTATTTTTTAAAGTGTCAGATACATTATTTGATAAATTACCTTGTGTGTCGTAAGATAAAATATTAATTTTAATTTTATTATCTTCTTCTGTTATCGCAACTTTAGCCGGTGCTCCAAACATCGATGGCATTTTTCTTAAAATCGCCTCATAGTCATTAACAGTTACTGCTCTATTTTGAGATGAAAAGTTAAAACCAATTAAATTTCTTACCTCTTCTATTGTTGGAGCGTTTGCTCCACCAACTGCAGGTGTTACATTATTTGTTTGGAGTGACTTAATTGTATTTGAGTTTTGTTGATTGTTAGGTCCATTTACTGAAAAATTTATGGTTCCTATTTGATTAATAATCCCAACACCTAAATTACTCTGTAATCCACCCCCAACACGATACTGAATAAATAATGTCGTATTCGGCTTTAACGTTGAACCTAAAGAAAAATTATTTTGATATTTTGATATATCCAAAGTAATTCCGTTCTGAGCATATTGTCTTAATAAATCGTCAGTTGATTGATTACCACCACCAAAAGTCAATTTAAAATATCCTTTTGGTGTAAACTCAGTAATAAATTTTTGATTTGTTTGAATATATTTTCCAACCTTAATCCCCGGATTGTCTGATGTTTTAGTTGTATCAGGAATAAAAATTCTATCTTCAGCTAAAGCCTGAACTTCATACCATCTATCAACAGTTGATAGAAATTCTTGGGATGAAGGAATATTTGTAAAATTAGTACTATTTTTTAAAAGTACACTTGTAACACCTAATACATTTTGTTCGGGTAAGAATACCTCTAAAAATGGTCTTGAGTCAGGTTGTGATATTACTTTTTTAAATACTCTTGTCACACCATTTGCAATAGGTTCTCTTTTTACAATAGTATAATTTATTAAAGTTCCATTAGCATTAAAATTTGGAATTTTTAATCTATTTGGATATCCTTCTGAATTAAACTCATAAGCAAAATCAATATCGTATATTGTTTCAAAAGTTTGCCCCGCACCTAATACTTGACTACCTCTTCTCAAAATACCACAATATTGTAAATCTTCAGAATCACCATCAACTGGTACTGTGATAGAAAAATCACAAAGTGCAATAGAAGGTCTTAATCCTGGTATTTTTAAACCATAAGTTCTTGCAATATTATAAACAGATATATCTTTTTGAGCGTATTGTAGTACAGTTTCTTGTAATGCTCTATCAATATTAAAATTTAAATTATCGGTAACCGCAGCATTTAAATCCAAAAATACTGAAAAAATCGAAGCGTCATTAACATTTTGAATTAAATCAGGATAATAAGTTTGAACGTAATTTATCAGTTCTAATCTTATTGCTTGGAAATCCCTTGTGGTATATGATATTTGTTGAGCCATGTTATATATTAATAATTATAAAGTCAGAAGTATTAAATACTCCACTCGTAATATTATAATTTATTGTTACTTTTGCCGTGTGTTCGTTAATTGCTAAATCAGGTAAAGTTATTTCACCTGTACCAGGATATGTCGTCGCAAAATCCGATTGTCCATCAGGTGATATTATTGGTTCAACTTTAACCGATGTAATTTGAAGATTAGGAATATAAGTTGTAACTGAGTCTTTTATTTCCGTCTCAATCTCATTAAAGGTTGGTCCGTCAAGTGGTTCAAAAATATATTCATATAACCTTGTTCCAAAATTTGGTAAAAAATATCTACTCCCTTTCCTTGTTAATAACAAATGAATCAAATCAGTTTTAATTTCATCTTCATCAAAATCAGTTAAATCTAAATATTTACCATCAAAAGAATCTCTGAAAGGAAAAGTTATTCCATATGTTTTACCTTGAGCCATATTTCATAAATAGTATGAAATTAAAAATCCCGACCTAGCTCGGGATAACACATCGAATTTTTTTAAGAAGAACATCCAAAACAATCAAATTCACTATTTTCAGGTTTGTCAGGTAGATTCATATAACTGTAATCAACCTTTGGTGGTTCAGGAGTTGCTTTTGGTTTGTTAATTTTTGATACGTCCATAGCCAAGTGTTTTGCTCCCGTTGAGATGGCTCTTGTTCTAACGTAATAACAAAGTGTCTTCAATCCTTTTTCCCATCCGTAGAAATGTGAAGATGAAATCTTTGACAATGTTGGGTTTGACATATAGATATTCATTGATTGTGATTGGTCAATGAACGGTGCTCTGTCAGCCGCCATTTCAATCAATGCCTTTTGTGAGATTTCCCAAATTGTTTTATACTTTTCAATCAGTCTTTCAATTCTCTTAACTTTAAAGTTATATCTTTTATCTTCAGGGTCCAAATAATTTAAGAAGTTAATTCCTTGAATTGAACCTTCATTCATAATGATTTCATTCTTTAAGTCCTCAGACCAAATTCCAATCTTCTCAAAATCACTAATCAAATACTTGTTAACAATCATAATCTCACCACCAATTACACGTCTGTTGAAAATTGCCGAATGAGCAGGTTCTGTCATTTCATATGACCCTGTAATCTTAGCTGAAGACGCTACAGGCATTTGAGCCGTAAATAATGAATTACAAACACCATACTTACTAACATTCTGTTTAAGAATTCCCCAAGGCCATCTTCCCGATAATTCATCTTCTTTCAATCCCCACATATCAAATTGGAATACTCCTTGTGACATTGGTGACCCTTTAAAGTAAGCGTATGGTTCATATTTACCATCCATACACAATTTGTTACTTTCGGTAATTGATGCGAAATAAATTGTTTCAAAGATTTCTTTATTTAATTTACGAGCTTCATCAGATGTGAAGATATAATCCATTAAATAGAATACATCTGCAAGTCCTTGAGTTCCAATAGCAATTGCTCTCTGGTATAATCCACCCTTACGTCCTTTTTCAGTTGAGTAATTGTTAATGTTAACAACTTTGTTTAACGCTCTAACAACCTTACGTGTTTCCTCGTATAACCCCTGAAAATCAAACTCGCCATCTTTTACATAGTTCTTTAACACCATAGATGAAAGAGTACAGATTGCGGTTATATTCTCGTCAGTGTATTGATAGATTTCATTACAAAGATTTGATTGTTTAATAACACCAATGTTCTGATGGTTTGTTTTTCTGTTAGCACTATCTTTAGAACATAGATATGGAACACCCGTTTCAACTTGTGATTCAATAATCTTATTCCAAATCTCCTGAGCCTTAACTTTCTTACCAAGACCCATACTTACGGCTAATTTATAATTCTCTTCATATTCATCACCGTAACTTTCTTGTAATGGTTTGATACCAGCTTTAATAATATCGTTAGGACAGAACAAATACCAATCATCATTGTTTTTAACTGCGTTCATAAAGTTGTCAGGAATCCAAAGTGCGGTAAACAAATCACGAGCTCTTAATTCTTCAGCACCTGTGTTCTTTTTAATCTCTAATAAATCAAAGACATCTTTATGCCAAGGTTCCAAATAGATTGCCGCAGAACCAGGTCTACGTCCTTGTTGGTTAAAGAAACGAAGTGACTCATTAACAATCTTCAAATACTTTAAAAGTCCACCAGCATGTCCACCTGAAGATGAAATACGACTCTCCTTACTACGAATGTTAGACATTGATAATCCAATACCCGCAGCATCCGATGAGTAGGTTGAGATATCTCTCATGGTGTTTAACAAACCTTCTCTTGAATCCGAATCATTGTAATGAAGAACACAAGAAGCAAGTTGTGGTGTTTTA